TGATAAGTTGATCCGTTATCTTAACAGCGTCTTTTACACTTATCCCGTAAGTATTCATTATCGTTGTAAGGATATCACCTGCAGTTGTCATATCCGTTATGCCTGTTTTTGCAAGTCTTGCAGTATGAGCTAACAGTTCTAATGAATCAGATGTCTGTATTCCTGATGATAATATGTCATATAGCGCATTTGCGGTTTCTCCGGCTGAAACATTATAAGTCTTTGCAACATCTAATGCTCCTTGTTTTAGTTTTTCATTACTAACTTGAGCTGTATCAGATATTGTAAGTACCTTTTGAAATTCTTTATCAAAGTCTAAAAAAAGCTTTGATGACGCTGCGCCAAGTCCGACCATACCTGCTCCAATTTTTTGCATATTACCCGCAACTTTATCTAAGTTGGCACCTGACTCTTGAGCGTTTTGTGTAAAGTCTTGCCAAGCTGTTGATACTTGTCCAAGTTTAGTTTTTTGAAATTCTAACTCTTTTGTAAGCTTTTTCTGTTCTGCTTCCATTTTTATAAGTTCAGTTTCAGCGTTTTTCAAATCTATAGTATATCTTGCTACAGCTTTTGAATTGTTTTTCTTAGAGTTTTCTGCTTTTTCTAAACTTCTTTTGAGCGCTTCTACTTTTTCTCTTTGCATTACTATCTTCTGTGATAGCCTTTCATGTTTAAGTCCTAAGTTGTCAAAGCCGTTACCACTCGCTTCAGCTTGTGCTTTTGCTTTTCTAAATTCAGCATCTAATAAAGCCATTTGTTTATTGACATCGGGTATGCCTTGCTTTACTTCATCATAATTAAAGCCTAATTGTATCGTCCTTTTATATCCTACGAATCCTGCCACTGTATCACCTCTTTTCTATAGAAAATCATTTATATCATTTGTTGTTATTTCTTGCTCGTCTTTTTTATATTTCAATTCAAAATGTATTTCAAGTAGCGTTATTACTTTAGCAAGTGTTGAATTGTAAAAATCATCTTCGCTTTGTTTCATCTCAACACAGTAAAGGTAATACAGCATATTCCAGTCTATTTTGTGGTTTTCTTTATCTGTTCCTCTACCTTTGCCAAGATATTTTTTTTTAAATCTTCATCTTTACAGTATCCATTTAGCACTTGCGCTAAATGCTCAGTAAGTCCTACAAGCAAATCAAATCCGCCATTTATAGCTATGACTTGAGCTTCTTCATAAGTAAATGTAGTATCAGTTACCTTAACACCTGCGTAGATTAGTTTTGATAACAGTTCGATAGGTTTTGTTGTAGACTCTTCCAATACTTTGTTTAAATCTCCAAACTCCTCTGTAAGTATCATAAGTGCAGAGTTATTCAGCAGTATAGTCTTGTTTTCTCCGTTCTCAAATTCAAGAGTGATAGGCTCTACTCTGTTTACAGCTATCTTCAATTAGTTCAGCTCCCTTTTTTGCATTAAAAAAGACACCTTTTACAGTGTCTTATAAAATTTAAAATCTATTTGTTTTCAAGGTCTATTGTATAGTATAAATCCTTGTATTTTCCGCTTTTTTCTGCAATTAAGTTTTCTTCTTCTTTCTCGAAGTTTACCCTCGCATATAATTTATCATCTTTAAAAATAAATACCATAACTGTATTCGCTTCGTGATTTTCTTTTTTAAGTGCTATTATTGCTTGTTTCCCAATACGTTCGACATCTTTTTTACTAATGTCTTTATTTATTGTTATCTCAAATCTGTACAACTTAGCCTTATCGTTTGCGGTGATATCGTCTAACTTGTATTCAGGTAATAATGCGCTATTTATAATATCTCCACACAAATATAAAGCGATCAAAATGCCAATTAATACAGCAGATCCGTAATATATTATTTTCTTTTTCATTATATGTACCTCCCTTTGAAATATACTATATCACAAATCAAAAGGAGATACAATAAATAATTTTACACGCCTTTTTCTATAGTGTCCTTTGTTTGTACTTTTGTAAAGAAATTTTCTACCATTTCGCTTGTCACATCTGCATTATCTTCATCTATCTTTGTGTAAAATCTATTTACAGCTTTATGTTCAAGAGCTGTGATTGTTAGTTTATCAGTTGAATAATTTAGATTTTCTTCTGATTGTTTTACCGATTCCTCAGTAGGTTTTGCCTTACAATAAGGAAACCATATACACTGTGATTTATTTTCAGTTTTTTCAACTTTAAATCCGACTGCAAATGCCCTCGGTTGGTCTTTCGATGTTCCGCTCTCCACGCCTGTATTTATTGTCGTTCCCTCAATGTACGACTTGAATTTTTGTGGAAGAGCGGTCATATCAACAGACATTTCATAGCTTGTCTTTTTATTAGTTGCGTGTACCTTTCTTCCATCGCCGTATAGATGCCCCTCGGCGATTTTAGGTGATACTTGTATCTCTTGCATTTCTGCAATCTTTTCGACTTTCTTAAAAGTTAGCTCTGTGTCTGTGTCTTTTTCCACTTCTGCTACCCATAAACCGACCACGTTTATTTTATATGTTGACATTATCTAACCTCGCTTTCGTCATAATTGAATAATATTACCTTATGGTATATTTGTTGATTTCCAACATCTTCGATATCATCGTATGATTCATAGTACCTAAACTTATTTTTTGTCATCTCTTGTTTTATCTGATTTACCGCATTTGTATAATCTATAAGAGAAAACACGTCTACCTGTACCGCTCCACTTTGATTAATGACCTTACCATCACCAATAAGGCTGTTACCCTCATTGAAAAAATGAAATGAAATAACAATAGTATTTTTGTTATCGATTTTAGGTCTTACTTGCCACGATACAGGGTATTTCAGCGGTTTTAATATCTCATATACTTTGTTTTTCATTGTTTTTTACTCTCTTCTTCCATAACGGCATTTATAACGTCATTAGTTATGTTATCTATGGCGTCCATACTTTTATCAATAAAATGCGTTGCCTTGCTTTTATATGTGCCGTCGTTTACTATGTGCCATAAAGAGCCTGTCTGTTTACCGCCTTTTATCTTTAGCTCTTTATATCCCCATTTATCTTTTGCGATTGTAGCCTTGACATCTGCGTGCATATGCTTTGTACGACCTGGCGGAAGTTTTCCGTGCCTTTGAACTTTCATCAGCTCTTTTTTTACAATTGACGGAGCTTCTTTTTTAAGTTCTTCAAGTACCTTTGTTTCCATATCCTTGCAATTCTCAAGAATCTTATCAGTAAAATCATCAAAAGACCTTGAGCTTTGATTGCCTAATTCTATTTTAAATCCCACTTTCAGCACCATCTTTCAAAGTAGTTGCTATTAGTAGAAAGCTATCGTTGTTTTTTAACCTTTCAAATCCAACAATATTGTAAAATTTATCTTTATACTTTATATACATATCTTCCGAAATATCTTCTCTGTATCGTATTATAAAGTTTACCTGTATCGTATTATTCGCGGCTTTAAGAGCGATATTTTCTTTTCCTAATAGTTTTGTACCTTTTGCATATATTCCGTTTAAATACGGCTTTAAAATAGGCTGTAGATTATCTTGTTCTTTAGTATCGAAATAAAAATCTATCTTGTCTCGCATTTCGCCGATATTGAACATTTCATCACTTCCTTGGGATAAAGTTAATACAGTGCATTCCCAAGATAGTATCTACCGACTTATTGCTATAGTTTCTATCCTGAGTATACTGCCTGTTGTCATAAAAATCAGATATAAGCACAAGATACGCCATAGTTATATCCTCGTTACTGTTTATCTTTTCTTCTGACAATCCTGTATAAGATTTGATATAAGCCATTGCGGACTGTTTAAAAACTGCAAGTAGTCCGTCATCTTCATTAAGCCTGAGATACTGCCTTATTTGTTCGTCTTTCAAATCTTTTATTTTCATTTTTTCTTACCTCTTGTAGATTTGCTTTGTTCATCTTCAAGCGGCCTTAAGTAGCCTATCGATACTAACTCTTCTGTTGTATCATCGTCAGGCAGTTCCATCTCCTGTCCTTGATAAGCCGATATCTCTACTCCTGCAAATCCCACGAGTGCTATATATTTCGCCATATCTTCACTTCCTTTCTAATGAGAAAAGAGAGGTTTTACCCTCTCTTTCCTATGCCATCTTCAATGCAGCTATCTTTTGTCTTTCTATGATATCACTATCTATTTCGAGCCAAGCTATAACGCCAAGGGCGTGTTCATCCAAGTATTTCTCTCTCAATACCTGCACGCTTGGATTTTCAGATATTTTGACATACATTCCCGACATATCTCCGAAGAATATTACTTTCTTGCCTGTTGCAATTTCGGGAGCATTTTCAGATGTGTATATTCCTCTGCCAAGCACTTTGTATTCAAATTCTCCTGTTGCGTCTTCTTGTACAACTAATCTACCATCAGTGTATTTTAGTTTTCTAAGAGCAAGAAGTGTCTTAGGATTCATTATAAATACAGCGTTCTTTCTGTATATTTGAGGTATTGCCATTTCAAGTGCAACAAGTTCATCAAGTGTTATGGCAGTGGCTGATGTAGTAGTTACTTCGTTTGTAGTTGTAATAAGCCCTTTCATCTTTCCTGAATTTCCTGTTATAAGTTCTTTTTCTAAAAACTCTGCTATTGCTTCTGCCATCTTGCCTATAACATATGTTACTAAGTCAAACTTAGAATTATTAACTAATGAAAGAGATACCTTAGTTAATGCTCCTGCTAAGAAACCTTTAAGTGATACAGATGTGAATTTACCTGATGTAGACGCCAAGGTTTGAAATTCATCTGCATAAGCAACAGTTATCTTTTCTGTGCTTTCATC